TGGAGTAATACAGAGGGGCCCCATTTGCACCAACGCTGAATTGATCAGCGAAGGTAGGATAGCCAGCTACAGAGGCAAGGGTGAGATCACCCGTACCCGTAGTAGTGGTTGTTTGATTGATCCAATTACCTAACATTAGTCAGCCGTGATAGTAGGAGTGATCTTGATGTTGTCTCCGTTGTTCGTAGGGGTAAACACCGTAAAGGTTTCAGAGAATACTAAGTCACCACTGGTTGCTCTCACTACGAAATACCCACGTACATCAGGATTGGTAGTGAGGGGCCCAGTGAAGGTGAATGTCTGTTGGGCATACGTAGCAGAACTAGGTGCGCCTGGTGTAATGGTCCAAGAAGCCCCTGAGAGCGTAGCAGCAGCATACCCACCACCAACAGCCTCTACATACGTACCAGCCGTATCAGTTTCCGAAGGGGTGATGTTGTTAGTGAACAGCTTATACACAAGGTTCTCTGGGGCAGTTTTATTCACCAGATAGGACAGGGCAATACTCTCACCGTTATTTTGTACTAGAATAGTCATTCTTAACCTCTACGGGATACAGGGATTTCATCAACAGTTGCCTTACGCAACACCTCATAGGTGACATCAGCAACAGCCTTATCCCCCTCACCAACCACCATCTTACGTGTACCATCTTCTTTAGCCAACTCAACACCATTGGCAGTGACAACACCTACGCCATCAGGAGTCATAACCCAAGTCCCCTTACGGAATCCTTTAGAGTCAAACACCTCAAGGCTTTCTTCTTGGTATTCAACTACTGGTGCATCGCCTTTAAACCAATCAAACAATCCCATTATTTCTTTCCTTTAAGGTGAGGGGTATTTCTAGCACGATTCTTACTCTTACTCTGTACACGTAGGTTGCTCTTACTCTTGTTAGCAGTGTTCATATCTTTATGGTCAACGTCTTTACCGTCTCCCTTTCTTACCTTCCCTGCTTTCTCCATAATAGCTCTGGCACTGTTGCGCTGTGCCCTACGCGTCTTCTGTTCTTCCGAGGAATTATATTTACGCTGACGTACACTGTCTGCCGTAGCATTCTTCTTGAACTGTCCCTTCTTAGCCATCCCTACCCCACAATCTTTGCAATATAGTCTCTTGTTTCCTTAGGGGTGTGCTTAACCCAATCCCCACCTTTTGATTTCTCAATAGCCTTCTTAACACCACCCGGTCCGAAGTTGTAAGCTGCTACAGCCTTCTTGTAATCCCCTTCAAACTCCTTAAGCATGGCTTTCAGGTAGTCTCGTCCAAATCTAAGGTATTCCTCTTTCGATTTGTTACGTAGGGGTTCAACACCGTACCCAGGATCATTACCTGTATGGGGCATCACTTGTGTGATTCCTTGTGCGCCCTTATTAGAAGTAATCATACGTCCAGCACTATCTGTGTGTGTGTCACCACTCTCTTGCTTAGTGAGCTTGGCAAACACCCTCTCAAACGCATCAGGAGAGGCTACAGTGGGTTTTCTGTAGTTGGGCTGTGTCCTTGCTTCCTCCCAAGGCATAAGCTTGCCTACGGCCTTTATAATGCTCTTAGCTTGGGCTTGTGCTTCCTCCCAAGGCTTCTTAACTGATTCAACCAACCCCTCACCAATTCCCTTATATCCTTGGGATACTTGTTCCATTGAGGCTTCACTTCTGCTGTTCTCAAACCCCATTGCTTTACTGGCTTGATAGAGGGGGACCATAGCAGCTAAAGGAACAGCAGCAAGAGGGCTGTCAGTAACCGTTTCTCTAGCATAGGCTCTGTGTTCATACGGGGCAATCTCATTCTGTTCCTCCTGCGTCTTAGCTGCGTTTCTAAGTCCTGAGAGCTTAGCGTGAGAAGAGGTAGCTAATGCTGCCTCCTCCCAAGGGTTTTTATTTTCCGACAACCTGTTTCTCCCAATTCTTAGGGTCTCTAGCATCACCACCTAAGAACTTGAATCCATTCTTAAGGGTTCCTTCTTTGACACCTTCCATGTAATAGCCAGGCATCAGGAAGTGCTTGTTACGCTCCCAATACTCGCCATAGTTGGTCGTACCTTCCATGTGGGCACCCATGCGGATAAGCTGGTTAATACCTGCTTGTGCCTCATCCAATCCCCTACGTGTAAAGCTGGAACCAATGGTGTGTTGAGCGTTCGTCTTATCCTTGAACTCAATACCGTTCCCAGAGAACACGATGTTCACAGTGGCACTAATAGGCTCATCAGGCTTACGATTACGGGCACCACCATCCCTACCGGGGCTACGAGTAATCACTTCGTCTAGGCGTCCCATAACAGCGCTAACCACCTTAGGCTCATAAGTCACTTGGAACACTTGCTTGACATTCTGCATAGTGGGCATATCCACCTTGCCAGAAGCAGCCAGTTGACCGAAAGCAGCACTGCCGTAGAAGGCGCTCAGGTCTTTCAGGGCAGCAGGGCTAATGCTTCCATCAAGCTTAGTGGTTTGCTTCATAATTTCATTGGTGGCATTAACAGCTTCTTGGGTGGCCTTTACAGGGTCCATCTTGCCGTTGTTGATGTTGCCAATGGCATTCTCCAACACCTTGAGAGTTTTCTTCTCGTTAGGAGTACCAAGGATAGGGGTGGGCTTATTAGCGGGATCACCAGAGCCAGCACCTGTCAGCCACTCTTTAATGTCTGCACTACCAGCCAGCGTAATAGCAGCAGGGTCTTTGAACAACTCACTACCCACTACGTATTTCATCAAGTGAGGGTTCTTGGTGATTGCTAAGATTTTAGCATTAGCCACCATAGCGCTCCACTCATCCTGTGCCCGTTTAGCCTCATCAGCAGACTTCACCTTAGGATCGATCAGCTTCTGTGCTTGCATCTCCATATCCTCAACAAGCTTCTGCCAAGGCCCTGCCATTTCAGGATTGGTGGACGATACAGACAAGAGTCCTTGCTTAATACGATTAACTTGCTGAGACAAGAAGAAACTCTTCTGTTCGTACGTAGACTTAGTGTCACCCACAAGGTCTTTAACAAGGCCACCAAGAACATCAAAGTTCTTATCTGCCACAGCAACCAATGCCGCACGAGACTCCTCTTTACGCTGAATCTGAAGCATGGCTTCCTCATGGCTTTCACCAGAGCGAACATCAGAACGTTGGGCACGAAGCTCAGCTTGTTGCTTATTACGCTTCTCAGTCTCCAACTCAACACGCTTCTCATACTTGGCAGCGTCAATGGTTTTATTCACGTAGTCTTCTGACATACCCGGATGGAAGGTAAATCCTCTGTCAGCAGCATCCTTCTTAGCTGCCTCACGCAAAGCAATCTCACGATCTACTTGCTTCTGTGCTTCTCCAGTCTCCGTGCCATCGTAGACACTTCTCTTAGCTTCCGCTAGTTCAGTCATATACTCAGGATAGGATGCAATCATCTTATTGTAATTAGCTCTGGAAGACATTCCCACTTGAGCAGCATTCCACTGACCGCTAGTGAGGGCATCAGTGTACACCTTCTCATTGTTCACATATTCCTTAATCACTGCATTCTTACGTTCAGCAGCAGCATCCTTACCCTTGTCCTTCATAAGCTTAGAGAAGATGTTTACAGCATCGCTCAACCCACTCAGGTCTCTAGGCATTTCTCTAGGTGTTTCTACAGCTTGAAGTGCCTGTGCTCCAGCCCCCTGAGGGGCTGAAAGGTTCACATTAAAATCTGCCATTATCTTCCTTCATTAGTTTCACGAATTTCTCTTAAGTCTTTAACACGTTGCATGAGACGGGCTTTGTCATCGTCAGGCAGAGGAGCCATACGGATATCATCCATAGTCTTATCCAAACTAGGATGCCCCGAACGTTCCACCATCATCTTCAACAGATTAGCCTCAGGACCAATCATATCCTTCTGCCATTGGGATTTAACCAAGGCCAAGTCATATGGGTCTTTGAAGGTGGACATAAGCATACTAGACACTCTCTGAATGTGCTTAATGTCACTACCCTCTACAGCAAGCTTCTCTTTGTAATACGTCATGATGTCCCGATATCTAGACAACACATCTTCGTCATGGGCCTTCTTAGACTTAGCTGCGTGCTTAGAAATCTCATACAGTTCCTTAGTGCTCTTTGTCCCAAAGCCCAGGAAGGCTGCAATAATCTCAGGAGTGGTTAGTGTACTATCCACCGTAGCTCCCATAGCATCCACCTTCTTACGGGTTTCAAGCATCACCATAGCGTTTGATGCAGCAGTCCACCCGGAGGTGATCTTGGCCATATCATTCAGTACGGCAGAGAACTCAGTTGGCTCCATAGGCTCAACCTCATCAACAACGTTGAAGAATCGTCCCATAGTAATCATAGCCGTAGGGATACGACCATTACGCCTACTTCCATTCACACCATCCACAGCAAACAACTGACCAGCAGGAGAAGCAGCGAAAGCACCGAATACGCCATCATCAGCAAGGGCGTGATACATACGTGCCCATCCATCCATATCGTTAGGGGCTAGGGCAGAGAAGTCAATACGACTCTTCTCACCACTATCATCCATCTGACTGAACATCTGATTCAGGTAGTAGCTTTCCAGCCCATACACCACCTTCTCACGAAGCTCTTCATCATCAGGGAGGACACCCTCACCATCAGCACCAACAGCCATAGCAATCGCTGAGATGGTTCCAATAGGCGCGCCCCACATAATCAAGTCCCAAGCTGCCAAGCGTGCTGCTACAGGAGTAGGCACCTTCCGGTTGGTCAGTTGGAGCATTGCCTTATGAGGCATCTGGAGAAACTGCAAAATCATTGCGGGGGTTGATTGTGTGTACGTCAGTTCGCCAGCCTTGTTCAAGTCATAGCTAAGCGCACGAGCTTCGGTGAGGGCCAAGTCCCTAACAGTTTTATCTGTCAAGTCCTTACCTGCTCTCATCCACTTCTCATGCACAGCAGCCAAGTGACCAAGTTGGTTCACCTTCTCTCCAATGTCAAAGCCGATAGTTTGTGGGAGGGAAGCAACCTGTCCAATACCACGTACAGTTGTGGAGGAGCTATCTGCCATTGACAATCCCAAACCTCGTACAAGGCTGTTACGGTCAACACCAGCAACCATCCCACTATCTGTTACAAACTTGTGGAAGTCTGATGCCAGCTTGTTAGGAGTACCTAAGCCACTAGCTACGTGGAGGTATCCAGCCATACGCTCAGCAAAGCCACCGTTGATAAAGCCAATAGGGTTGTAAGCAACCATACGGCCTGCTTGGTGACTCTGGACAATCCACTGACGAATTGGGTTGGACATAGCAATGTACGCTTGGAAGACAGTTGCTTTGGCAGCGTTAGTAGGAGCAACATCACCAACAGTACGGGCAACACGCTCAGCAGTTGACAGGTGGTATTTACCCAACAGGTCAGCAAGAACGTTCATCCCACCCTTAAACACTTGGTCAGCACTGTTAATATATCCCTGCTCCAGGAAGTTGATGTATCCGTAGGTTGTACGAGCATCAGCAATCTGGCTGCTAGTGTGGCTTCCGTGATCTACAATCTCCGAACGGTTGGCAGGGTAGCGCTTACCACCCATGTTATCCGAAGGAAGGAAGTCAGCATATTGGGACACAAAGCGTCGCTTAGCTGTCTCCAGCGTAGGACGGCTAACAGAACGTCCAGCAAGGCTCTGTGCAGCCCTTACAGCGCTCTTCATCGGATTCTCAATGAAACTACCAGCACCTAATGTATTAATGCCTGTAGCCTGCGTCAGGGGCTTACCACGAAGCCGTTGAGCAATGCGTCCACTGGATTCATTCAAATCCCAATACCCATCACCATCCTTCTTAAACCCTCGGGAGTCTTCACGCATAACGTGTTTATTACCCGAAGCAGCAGTTTGGCTGTTAATGAACATTTCAGCATCAGCAGTGTTACCAGCTACAGCAACAGTGCGTCTAACCGTCTTACCACCAACCTCAGTGAGTTCATCTACAAACTTAGCTGCTTTGTAATTAATGGTGAAATACCCCTCACGATAGTTGAGGACAGCATCAGTATCCCTCACCTTACGGAGATACTCGGTAGGCGTATTACGTACAATTACGTGCTCAACCAGATCACCAGAGACGTCAATAGGACGACGTAGGGTGGCGTAATATCCTCCCTTGGCGTACAGATCATCCATCTCTTGCTTGGTGAGGTTCACCACTTTATTCTGTGATTGATCCAACACCTTACCAATGTTTTGATTCTTCTGGAGAAGAGGACGGGCAAACAGCTTAGTACCAGCGTTCTCCAACAGTTCAAAGCCTTGGGAATGAAGAGTGCGTACCAAGTCATAGTTCTCTAGGTAGTAGTGGCCATCCCAGATATCCTTCCACTTAGCCAACGCTCCAATCTCATCAGCAGAGAATCCTCTAGCTGTCAGATCAAAAGCATCGTGCTTCAATCCCTTCGTGTTAGCCTCAATCATGTATTCTTCAATGGCTCTCATACGTGTCTTACCAAAGGAGGCAAGCTGCGTACGGAGTTCTTTGATTGGCTTGAGGAGGACGTTCTCAATGTTAATAGCTTGGTCAGCTACAATAGAGGCGCTTCCTGTGAGCGTAGGATGGAGCATACTACCGGGGTCCATCAACCAGCCAGAGATGTTGCCTTTGTCTTCGCTACCCGTTTGGCTAATCCTATCAGTCCAATTCCGCTTGACATCCAGAGGGTTCCAGTTCTCAACCATATCATCTGTGATTGGCACAGAGGTCTTCACCTTAACCATATACTCACCGGGGAGGTTGTCTGTAGCTGGTACGAAGTCCATACCCTCACGCTTCATAATGACAATCTCATCATCCCGAATGCCATACTGCTTAAGGGCAAACTTGGCTTGCTCTCTCGCTTCCGTAGCAGTGGTGAAAGACCCACCAGCAGTGGAGTAGTGAGCGTCAATCAGCATATGATCCCCATCCACCTTAATAGTGGTCATGGCATCATTCACTTCCAATCCCGTAGCATTACGGAAGTCACGCTGTACAACTGCTGAAGCTTCCTCGAACTCTCCAGCCGTATAGCGAGTGGCACCAGTGTTAGTGAGGATTTCTTTTACGTCTTGATTAACCTTATACAGGACATTGCCACTGTCAGTGGCTACCTGAGGAAACGTATTATTCGCAAGGGCTTGTTCTCTAGAGACACCAGCAACAGCTTCTGCCAATTCGTCATTGGTGCTGTTAAGGATGCCTTCATGGAATGCTCTTGCTTGTGCGGGATTAACCTGTTCAACAACCGAATAAGGGGAAGCTGGATTGTTTCTATGAACAACAGCATTCATCTCAATACGTTTAGCAGCGTCATCTACTTTCGTAGGCCCAGCAAGTCGCTTAGTGTTAGAAGGAATTTGATTAGGATTATAAGGAGGATCAACCAACTCCCAGGTCGCCTTTTCGACATACTCAGCATCCGATACTCCGGGGCTTGCGCTTCCCGGTCTGCGAGCACGACTAGCAGCGCTAGTAAAGTCTTGTGCTAATTTACCTCCGACGACAGCATTCTTCACTGCCCTGATTTCACCACCAACCCACAAACCATCAAGGACAGTCATCATGTTCTCAGTCCACACTTGAACATTAGAATGCTCAGGGCTAGACAGGACACTCAAAGCAGTTGCGTATTGAGCGTAGTAGTTCTCATTGTGGAACACCCCACCCTCAGCCTTAATACCCGCTATCAGGCTCTTAGTGTACGCCTCACGCTTCTGTGGAGGGATGGAGTTGAGCTTGGCTTGTAAGTCACGCTTAGTAGAACCGGGGAGGAGGAAGTCCTTTACCCACCGTCCCAAGCTAGTAGGCACACCTTCTTGACCACGTACAGCTTCTGCTACGTCAGCAGCAATCTTGTTACGTCCGAATGGCATCACCTCAGCAGCCGAGATGTCTTTCACCAGATGTGCTGTAGAGACATCAGGCATGGATGCCATCATCCCATTAACCAGCCTCTGACGATCTTCCCGCTCCTTCTTCATCTCCCCCATTACATCAGCCGTAGAGATACGTGCGGCTTCTCCTCGCAAGTCATCCCCCTTACTCTCGGCAGCCAAAGCATTACTTTGTAGCGTTACAGCAGGGTCTTCCTTGAATCCGTTAGTCTGTACGAACTCCATCAGCTTCTTCTTCTGCTCCAAGGGAATAGAAGTGTCACCCAACAGAGCAATAACGTGTTTCATGCTCTTAGACTTATTACGCTCTTCCAGGCTCTTCATAGCCTGTTGGTGAGTAACCTCAATACCCTCAGATGCCTCTTGCATCATCAGGCGATAGGTATCTACCAGCTTATCTGGATCACTCGTGAGGATCGCAGAGGTAGCCGCCCGATTACGTACTGCGGGCTGTGGAAGGCTTGTTGGGCGTTCCGGGCGGATTTCCACCATGTTCTCCAGAGATTCAACTGGCTGAGTGGAGGCTTCTCCAAAGCTTTCTTCAAGAATGTCCATTTACTTCCTTATTTATAGTGGTTGTATCCGGTAGTGAAAATACTACCCACAAAGTTGGCTGTGGCTTGCTTGTTCTGTCCTTTAACTACTGCGGACTGTGCATCCCCACGTAAATCTGCTGCCGATTGTGTGAATTCAGAGATTGCTTTAGCTCCCTGAATCTGTCCAAGATTGAATCCAATGTTTGCGCCTAGTTGAGTGGCTAGTCCTGCACTTGCCCCACTCTCTCCAGAACTACCAGAGGCACCAGTGTTCTCAGCACCCTGCATTAGCTTTCCTCGTGCTATACGCTCTTCTCTCACTTGCTGCCTGCGTTCTTGTGCGGAACGTTGAGCATTTAGTGCCCCCTGTTCAGACCTCGCTTGTCTCTCTTCTCCGGCTGCTTGTTGATTCAGCCTATTGGCTTCCTTACCTGCTTTTACTCCTTGGTAGGTGGAATACCCTCCCATGCCGATAGCACCAACAGCCAAGATGGTTGTAATTGCTGCCATTTAGTTTCTCCTGTTCTCTTTCCGGAAAGCGAATTCTCCTAAATAGAATCCCCTCTTCTCTAATGTCTTCATCTTAATCTCGCTACTCCCTAACAAGCAGAGGGTAGTTTCATCGGCCACTTCAACACCTCTAGCTGTAAAAGCATTTAGGAGGAGAAGACCGGCCCTTGATTGGCGATGTTCAGGAAGAACATACCAGAACACCTCTGCTAGCGTAGACAGGCGTGGATTGAAGATGTTAGGAAGCAGAAGCCCCCCAATAGCTCCAACACACACACCATCCACTTTAGCTACAAAGGCTGTCTGGGTTTCAAGTCCCATCTGGGCAAGCTTGTATAGCGTATCAACATCAATCAACTCTTCCCTTTGAACCTCATCACGAAGCATGTTGACAGCAGCAGTCTCTACAAACCATTGCATGTCAGCCTCTGTCAACACTTCCACATTCATCAGGCAAGTCCATTTCCATTAATAGTTAAGTTCCATCCTAAGAAATCACATTCCTTGGTTGGCTCCGATTCACAATACAGTGCAAACGATCTACCCCTACCCCTCACCTTGTTCTTAGTGGTTACAGTGAGGTAGCCATTGTCATAGGTGGTGTCTGGGAGATTTGCGTAATACGCTGTACGGTATTTGTAGCCCTGCATCAGAGCGCTGAATCTATTACTCTGCACCCCATTAGCCCAATCCCATTGCGTCCTATAGAGACAGCCAGACTGATTGAGTGGGGTTCCCTCAGAATCGGTTACACTCTCAGTCTTCCTGAAATGTAATACCAGATAAGGGGTTTGCTTGTGTATGGCAGAGTCACCAGCAATCTGGAAACCTGTAAGGAAGAACGCCTTAGCATCCACACCCACACCATTAGCACTCTTCCAGTCAATGAACTGGTCATTGTTATAAGCGGCAAATCCAAAAGAGGTGTTAGGCGTGGTCTTCTTCACAATAACAAATTTGACACCATCATCAAAGTATATGTCAGCCACCTCATGACTATAATCAGCCAAGTTGACAATTCGATTAATGGAGAAGGCATTAATTGTCGTATCCATTACCAACTCTTTAGTTACTGAAGTTGATGTGAACGCAACCCCTTCTTTATACAACCAACTAATGCGTTTAAATTTGCTATCATAAACTCCCTTACAACCTTGCTTAGAGGCTATTGGGATGGAGTCATACATTGTCTGGATGGTCTTCTGTGTGAGACTCTCTACAATAAATTGTGCAAACTTATCTCTTACGATGAGGTAGATACCGTCCTCACCCCAATACATAATTCGTTCACCATCTACGATTACGGAGTTGGGAGAAGTACATCCATATTCAGAGAGCTTACTCACTGCATAATTGGTGGCTGTGAAGCCGTTATCCCCATTACCACTAATAGCCCAAACACCATTGTCAGCAAATACAAGCAAGCTCGTACGCATAGACTGGAGGGCAATAATCTTCTTAGCCCCTGTAATACGAATGTATCCACCATCAGTATCAACCACATCACTCTCTTCCCTTGAGGTGGGATCACCTTCTTGGTAGCATTTGGTGAGGTCAGCAGCATTCTTAACAAGCTGGGAGAATACAACGTAGTTGGAGAGGTTGGGGCTGAGTTCATCACCGCCCACCACTTCACCTGTGAATCCACTATAGAAAATCCTACCTGCAAACTCAGCTACGATGGAAGCACCACCAGTTGTCCTGTCTTCAACAGTGGTGAACGTTGGGACAGACAACGCTCCAAAGGAGTTGTTGTAGTTGCGTTCAAATGCTGCCACTCGGGAAGCACCTCTGTCTAGCAGGTCAATGATGTAGAAACCTTTAGGGGCTGGTGGACCTGCACCCAACTTCTCCCTATACAGGCTTGGAAAGATACGTTCATATGGATCAGCACCACCAACAACAGGTTGATATTGCAATCCTGTCCAAACTACTTCCGAATTGTTAGGAGCGAGGTTGGGGTATTCAATGTTATAGATGTCGATAGGGTCTGTAAGGACGCCTAGCTTATTCTTCCTTGGGAGGCCCCAAGACTGATTCTGAAGGTTGTATCGGGTTAGTGTACCAATGGGGGTTGTGCCGGGAGGATCAGAAGGATCACCTGGGCCTGGGTCATAAGGATCATCGTCAATTGGTCTCATACTTCAACTCCCCAAAAATCTCTAACCTTAAGGGTAAGCTCTTCTTGTGAGAACACCCCACTAATATAGGAAACCATAACTACTGAGGGGTGTCCTCCTGCAATAACCAGCTTGCCCTCCACTGCTGCAAAGCTGTAAGTGGCATCCTCTGAGAATGGCATTGTGAGATATCCCAGATGACCATCCCCTACACCATTAAGATCAAAGAAATAAACACTTGTGCCCATCTGCACCACTAGGAGTTCTACATTAGGGAACCCATCAGCACCTTCCCAGATGAAAGTGTTATACCCCTTGCTGAGAATGTCCACCCCAAGGCCAGGGTCTCTAAATGTATTACCGGGGGAGTAGTCGAGTCCGAGTCTCCGATGCCTAGTGCCATCCCTCTTCAATACAAAGTTCTCTTCTTCTTGAGAAGCATTAGGAGGGAAATTCAAAGGACTGGCTTCGGTAATTAGTCCTTGGATGAAGGTGTTAATCTCCGCACGTTGTCCTTGTTTGGGCATTAGTCTTCCTTCTTAGTCTTGGTCTCTAAATACTTATCTATCGCTTCTTTAGCGTATGCTGGCGTGGTGTAAAGGCCATTCAGTACGTTGGGAATCTTACCCCCTTTGCCTGCTGTCACAACAATGTAACTGGTGGGCATTTCCCTGTGAGGCTTAATCTCATAGCCTTCATAAATTCTAATCATCGTCTACCTCGTCTACCGTAATCCTCGTACACAATCCCACCCTTAACACCCCATGCTTTACGTGAGAGCCAACGGCTTTGTCGTGCTGCTTTCTGTTCTGCTTTCTGATTGGCTGTCTGCTTCAATACTAGAAAGGCTGTACTCTTAGCTTCCTCCAGAAGACCAGGAAAGGCTTCGTCGGGAAGATCGGGAATAGCGTCATCTGAATGCACCCAATCAGGCTCAACGTATGCTAAGCATTGGGTCTTGCTCTTCTTAAGCGTATCGTCCACTTCACTGTTATACGAATCAGTGACGATGTATTTATCGTCAAAGGAAGTCCAATACGTAGGGGCTTGATCGTTTAGCGTGAGGATGGTGGTTCCGCTGAAATCCGTAATAGGCGTTACATCAGCGTTGTCACTGTTCCTACCAGATACTAGGCGCAGGAAAGCATCAGGCTCTTTGTATTTGACATCCACAATCTGAATCTTTGTTTCACCTAGCTTGCTGCTTTGATACTTGAAGCTTTGAAGCTCTTTAAGGCGCTCAGGGATACGTAGGTAGTTGGGCTTGGTGATGTCACCGCTAGCCTCCAACTGAATGAGCTTACGCAGATGAGGCCAATTCCTATTGGCGATTTGCTCGTAGAAGCAAGTCTTGATAATCTGTGCTACTTGTTGACTCTCTACTGTGTCGTTAATCGAGTTAACTTCATCACTATCTAAGTCATTTAAAATGTCCTGTACCATTGACAGAAGAGACATCTTCATTGTAATCTCCTAAATTTTAAATAAAAAAAGGGGCAGGCTGTTTTAATTGCCCACCCCTTTAGAAGCTTACACTTTAGTTTTGTTGAAGTACTCAAGGATCAGCGTTGCCTTACCAACACCAGTCGTAACAACTGGAGAAGTACCACCGAGGGCACGACCAACCTTAGCAGCGACAGTAACACCAGTCGAAGAGGCTTGCGACCAAGTACCAGTACCCGTCGATGCAGGAGTTTTCGTACCAATGGTTTCGAGTTCAGCTTCAGTCAGTACAATCCCATTAGTCGCTTCAGAGCCAGCGGCACCGAAGATCAGAGTTGGGGTAGTACCCGTGATATTGAATGCCTCATCTACACGCAGAATGGCACGCTTGAACAGCGCACCCTTCGGAATGAAGAGAGGTGGGAGGTAGGCGTCTTGCAGCGACGTACCAGTGAAGCTGATGCTCAACTGATGCGAACTGTCTTGACCCGTTTCCACTCCAACACTAGTACCCGTATCACGGGCACCATAAAAATTACTAACACCGATACCGGCACTATTTGCATATGGCATATTGTTCCTTTAATTAAGAGATGGTAGCGTTAGTAATGACTACGCCCAGAGTGTCAACACGCTGAGTGCCGAAGCCCCAACGAGCAGAGGTGACAAACTCATCACGACGCAGGTCTTTATTACGCTCGCCCTCAACCTTAGGCATACGACGCCATGCAGCCATAATAGGCTTGGTGTTGTCATCTGCTACGCTCATGAACAGGTTAGCTACACCGTTAGTGACAGTGGTAGTACCATCCGAGAACGAACCAGTTGGGAGGCGGTTGGAGGTGATGATGTTCCAGCCATAGAAGTTCATCAGGAACTGGTGTTCACGGTCAAAGCCGTTTTCCAAAATCTTCTGACCAAATGGGGTGACATCGCGGCCAATGCTTACCAGACCATCCAGGGTTGCAGCAGCAACAGGGTCCAGAATAGCAACACGACCAGCCATAGGCACGTTAGCCTTGTCAAACGCCAGCTTCATCTTGATCAGAAGATCAAGGGTGAAGACGTTGTTCGTAGCAGTCGAAGCGATACGGTGAGCAAAGCCATTAATCGTATTAGGATTGGCATTGGTTTGCGAGCTATTTGCTTTACGCAGGAAGCGCGATTCAAACGTCTCTTGGATAGCACGAGTCGATTCACTTGCACGACCAGCCATCAGGGCTTCAACTTGAGCACCGTCTTCACGAAGTTCATCATTGACATACCAAGCATCACCAACGTAATCGGTGATAGTGAGGGTGACTTCACCCGACTCAATCGGAGTGTAATCAAATGGAACTTCTTCCGCACCATCCTGAATGGTTACAGTACCAATGGTTTTGATGTGCAGCGTGTTACCTGAACCGAAGTCAGATACGTTGCGGAACATCGAGCCTGGCAGCATACCATCATGCAGGTTACGAAGGATAAACGAGGAATACTGTTCTGCTTCAATGAAAGCAGCACTATTAGCACGATTTTGGGACATTAATTAGTTCCTGAAATATTTGTTGTATTGCTTAGGGTCAGTAAGGTCATAAACAGACAATCCTTGTGCGTGGAGTTCATCGACCATCTTACGGGAGTTATCTGCTTCCGATTTCAGGTCTTGACTGGTAGCGCCCACAAGGGCTGGATTGCTATTACGTCCTACGAACGTTTCTTTATTTGGCTGAAAGGCCGATGAATTGAATGAAGATTGGGTGGCAGTTGGATTAGGCTTATGAGCCTGCTGACCATTCACACCAAGCATCGAAAGAACCGCTTTAGGGTTTTTAGCAGCAAGAGCATTAATCTCTACCTGCGACATACCCAACTCCGTTGCTTTCTCGTAGAACTTCTTCTCTGCATCAGCGCCGAATGATTGCTGGAGAGTTGAAACCACAGAGGCGAGATTTGACGCTTGTAGCGTCTCTTGCTCTTTGCGCGAGAGAGTGCGATTCACTAGTTCAGCAATTTGCTCCTCGCTAAGACCCTGTTGTGCTTGTGGTGAGGCACTTTGTTCTTGGCGTTGAGTGAGGGCTGCTACAGTTTCCTCGATAGTTTTAAGCCGTGCTACTTCTTCACGCAGTCTTTGAGCTTCAGCTTTCTCAGATTCATATTGAGTCTTGAGGGAAGGGATATACTCTTGGGACGCTTGAAGAGCTTGCAAAGCCGTATTGAGGTCTCTGTACTTTGGCTCTCCACGTTCGTTCTTGATATTCCCTAGCATGGTGGCTACGTCATCAGGAACATTAGTGTTCGCTCCATTGCTATGTGGAGCAGGATTTGGATTGGTATCCGTATTGGGGGTATTACCGAAAATACTTGTCTGGTCTGACATAGTATCCTTTTCTTTTATATGGGGTGAGACCGAGAATCTAACTCTGGCTTCCTGTTTCACAGACAGGCGTGCTAACACTACACTAGAAACACCATTGAGGGGTGTAGTGAGGGAACGCTAACAGCGTTCAAGTCTCACTACTGTGTTTGGAGCGTCTCGTCAGAATCGAACTGACGCATGTAGGTTGGAAACCTACGGTTCTACCATTAAACTAGGGACGCTTGAAGGGAAGAGTATATTAGGAGTACTAGGAGTACGTAATGTGAATAACTCCTTACTGTATTCTTAAGAGAAAGAAGAGAGTAATTATTGTCTTAGTATTTCTAGGAGTATGTCTAATATACTTAGTATAAGCTAATATCGGAAATTTCGTTAATTCTCGACAGGATCGTTAGAAATAAGTGAAATAACCTCAAATAAGGCCCTTTCGTACCCTACAAGGTCTGCTTGGAGGTAGGGCCAGTTAGCCGTTTCGTAGGAAATCTTAGCCCTTCCTGACGTACGTGCTACATCACATTTGTCATTGAGGAGCACCGTTAGGCGCTCCCTAAGCTTTCCAGCGGCAATGAAATCACCCTTACATTCGTTACGCTCTTGTTCAGTTAGTCCTGCAAGCCAGCTACTTTTCACATGGGTTCCTGTTTCATAGATTGTTCAACTTCCAAGTCTTCCATTGCCTGCTGTCCTAGGCGTTGGGTCTCCTGCTGTTCTGCCACAGCGATGTTAGGCGCAAACAGAGAGTAGCGTTGTAAGCCCAGTACGTCTTCAACAAGCGTTGACAGAGCCTTGGTACTAAGGTGAGGCGTGATAAGCTGACCAACAGGGCTATTGAAGATGCCTGAGAGGTTCTGTACCATCTGAGACTGTGCTGCGAAGTGTCTTGCACCTACAGGACGAAGCTTACCAGAAGCGGTGATGTCATCCTTAGTGATGGACATAAACTGTTGGACACCCAGATCATTGTCGATAACACGGATAACGTCATCACGGTCAAGATTGCGTTTAGCTGTCTCAAACATGCCGTTAAGGGCACGCTCCAACATCTCAATTTCAAACGTATTCACTTTCTCTTGGAAGATACGACCAGCAGCATTTTGAAGCTGTTGCACTTCAAAGGCAGTCTTCTCACCAGCAGAGCGAATACCCATTGCTTCACGAGGGGCACCAGCATACATCTCCATACGCTGTTCAAGCATCTGGATAGCGTTATCGCTCTGGATCACCCATTGGACATTCTTAGCCAGTTCTACTACGTCACCATTCTCATCAATGTGAATCTCTACACCCGGACGATATTGGAACTCCTCCACCTCACCCTTAATCAGCAGTGGGGGCAGGACAGCCAAGTCCATAGCATCAGCCTTGAGGTTCTCTAAGTGGTCGATACGGTATTGCATCCCCACCAGGTTCTCTAGAGGCCCCATAGCCCAGAGATTGTCAGGACGGGTACGCCACCCTACATGGTAGATTGGTGCGCTCCCAGACCAGCTAGGAATGGCCTCATTGCGGATTACATACATCCGGTCGATGAT